GTCTATGCCGCCGCCCGCCGGCGCCGCCAAAGTCAGGAGCCGCGCTGAAGTTCCGACCGTGACATCTCCTGAGGCACGTTCATATAGATGCACAAAAGCCACCGCCGTATTCGAGTTATAGATATGATAGCCGAAAATCTGTCCGGCGGTACTTTTAATAGCCGTGGCGGTGGCGAGGAGCGCGTCGACTTTGACTACCGAGGCTCCTGGCTGGCTGATATCCGGCTTGATGCTGATTGAAGCAGACATAAATTCACTTAATTAAATCAGTAAGATATTTTTCTAAGTTTTGGCGCACCATTTTAGGACTGTCCAGGGCCAAGAGCAGGCTCCTGTAAACCGTGAAGTAAGGCAGCCATTCGGCTTTCTGTTCCTGACGAAGATTTAAATCTTTCCATTTAGTCTCAATGACTTCGATTTGAACCGCGCAAAAGTTTCGGACATCCTGGATCGTCAGTTCGTCTTTGGAGAGGATTTCACGGTAGTTCTCGAACATCTGTCTCTCTGAAGGCGATCCGTCAGGGAGCGGCGCATTAGACAATTCGGTCACATCTTTGATGTCCCGCCGGTGCAAAAGTTTGCTGAGCAGTGGATGCATATAGCTAAGCCGCTCCAACCGAGGCTAACTGTTTAAGCGGGCCTAATTCCATAGTTTGCTCCGGCGGTGTTCCAGGGGCTCCTCCCGCTCCCGCAGCTTCCGACTGTTTCATCTGGTCTTCCTCCACTTCCCGGAGTTCAGCCGGTGAGAGATCAAGCAGCTCCAGCTCACGTTTCTGGGCGATCCTGAGCAGAGCCTTATTGTTTGGAAACTGTTTTAAGACAAACTGGAATCTTTGAATGCCCTTAGTGATCTCATTTTCCTGTTCAGACGTTGAGCTTACTTCCGGCTCATAACCCGCTTCGGATCTCCAGTCGCTACGGTAAATCATTTTCGGATAGATTTTCCCGCTTCTGGAAATCTTATAAAGTTTCATCAGCCTGGGCGCGTTGGCGTCAATCAGGCGGCTCCATTTCAGGGCAAATTCATACCAGGCACGGCGATAAAACTTTGACATGGCCGTGGCTCTCTCCATCGCCTGGCCAAGCTTGATTTCCACCTCGCCGAGAGTAGTCCTGGCGCCCTGTTCGGTCGCGCCTTTTTGAAGTGCCGTCGCTCCCGTGCCGCGCTCGACAATCTGAATAATTGACTGGATGGCAACGAGAGAGTCATCGAGGCCGGACACTTCCACCGGTTTAATAACTTTATTGATATCTTCGCCAGGGGGAGCCGGCAGCATAACACCCGGCCCTGGCACATAAGTCTGGGGCGTATAGTTAGACCCCGGCATATACCAGTGCATCTGAAAGTTTTTGAGCGTCCGATTCTCGATGAGCTGGGAAAACCAGACATTCAGGACCTTATTCGGCGTCCGCACCAAATCCGCCACGGAATCAGGATAAATGTCATTCAGCTCCAGGTCTTCGCTCCAGCGTACGAAAGGCCAAAAATCAACATTAAGAATCTTTTTTAAACTTTCATTAGAGAGTTCAATCTTATCATCGGCATAAACCACGACGCGGCGCTCGAACTCCTGTTTTTCGTGATTCCATGAACTGGTGAAATGTTCGGTCAGCGCAACCAGGCGATCACCGCCGGCGAAATACTGAAAATCCCTGCTGCCGATTCCCATTGCCCGGAGACGCTCCATCTTCTTCTCCCATTGTTCACGGTTGAGATTCCCCTGCGTCAATCCCGGCGGGGAATCAGCCCAAATCTTCATCTCGTGTTTGCCCTCCTCGCTGTATTTTGGATCAGCCAGAATCTCCTGGACGGTTCTGAATATATTCTGGTGAATGATGAACCGAGCTGAATCAATATCCCAGACATTGGTCAGCGGATCAATTAAAGTGTCGAAGGTGTCCAGCACCGAAGCGCTGACGCCAGTCTCGGTCAGATTCAGTTTTTTCATGCTGAACCCGTGAAGCAGGACATTCTTCTTGTCCAGAATATCGACGATCTCAAAATTACCGTCCTTGTACTGTTGATTCCAGATTTCCTGAAAAATCAGCTTTTTCTGTTCATCACCTGACAGCTCCCGCCAGACAACATGAGGAGCATCGTCAATCTTGCTGAGCAAAGTCTTAACCGTCTCCTTCATGAGCGGGATATTGACCGCCTGACGCTGGGTCAGCCTGTTAGTCTTGACCGTATTGCGGTAGAGTTCAGAGTTGTCGTTCCAGTCCTCTATTTTATGGCGTTGTAACTCAATACCGGAGCGCTTTTCCTTCTGGAGACGTTCCATTTCAGGAGAGAGTGTGAACTGATTGTTGACTGCGTCGTAAGCCATGAGACAAAAAATAGACGAGAACACCGTGGTTCCGCCCATTTGTTTGGGTCAGGCTCGAACTTCCATATTATATAGTTTTTTGACAGGCAAGTCAAATCATGTTCGATCGCGCCAGGGCCAATAGTTTAACTGGACGCCCCTGAATTTTCCTGTCTCGTCAAAATGCAAAATTGTCTGGCCTCCTTTGACCCCAAAAAGTCCACCTGTTTTGACCAAGGCAATGAGAATCTGGCGGACTCGCGCCATATCTTCGTGACTCATACCCTCGATGTTAAGTTCGATGTTAACCATACTAACCGGAAACTGATCTAAAATCCCACATCACGGTCACCGTAATAAGGCAACACCGGCGACTGAGTCGCTGTATATGTTTTCACGGCCGGTTTCTTCAAAATTGAGGCTAAAGCGTAGCGCAACGAGTCCATGGAATGTGAAAATTCATGTTCCGGCACGTTCAAAACTTTACCATCCTTATCAATCCGCCAAAGATAGTTGCGATATTCCTTAATCACATTGACTGACCGACTGGTCACGGAAAGGCGCGCATCCTGGACTAATTGAATCCCATTTCTTACAGAATCAGGCCCTTTCTCCGCGCCGGCTATATTAATGCCCTGCATTTTTATCTCGTCAATAGACTTCGGTTCGGCAGAATCAGCGATAACCAGGGCCGCCGGATGATTCTTGAGCGTGTCCGCTATCTCCCGGTTGCTCATCCCATTCTGGAAACAAATCTCATCGACGATATAACCACCGTCATAATAATAGACGGCCACGATCGCGGTCGGATCGTTGGTATATCCAAAGTCAATGCCATAGCGCTCTAACCTCGCGTGATGAGGAATCTCATCAATAATCTTCCAGTCTTTATAGATTTTGCCTTCGATTTCCCCCAGTTGGCCTAGGCCGAAAACGAGCCACCAATTCTTCCGGTTCTTCCGGGCCTCAATGGCCCGTTTTTCACGCGGATCAATAGCCTCGTTATCCTCAAAAGTTAAAATAATGTGATCTAAGTCATCAATACGCCCAAGAACCGAAGTGTAAAACCAGAACTCGCTGACCGGATTCCAGTCAAGATAAATAAACTCTCTGGTTCTGATTTCCAGTTGTTCAAAAGTTTCAAGGGAAACGTTGTTGGCCTCGTTGATAAATAACCGGTGACGGCGCGGGCCGCGAATCTTGTGAGGCTGATCCACGGAGAAAAATTCTATAATACTGCCGGTTTCAAAAGTATAAACCGAGTTGGTGATATCCCACCTTTCAGGCTTAAAATATCTATGAGCCTCCAAAATCGCAAGGAACTCTCTCATCGCCCCTTTTCTAAGATGCGGAAAGGACTCTGAGACTACGCTCGTGACGGTCGGCTCTTTGTCTGACTGAGCCATGGCAATCAGCCACAACAATATGGACAGGGTCTTCCCGGCGGCGCTTCCCCCCTGGATGGCTCTAATCCGTTTTTTGAGCTTCGAGATTTTGCGGATTGAGGTTGTCAGTTGGTAAAGCATTGCCCGTTTTTTCTATAATTTCTATTTTAGGGCCCGTGATTTGCTGGCTCAAAATATCGGAATTAACATCCAAAATCGGCTGGGGCAAGATTATCTCTCCGCTATGTTCAACAGGCTGGTTCGGTCTGCCGACAACGTGTTCCAATAAGTTTTTATATGCCTCGGAGCTGGGCATCCTCTTATAGACCCTGATTATCTCATGCGTTTCCGGGTCTTCAATACCGATAAACAGACCTTTAGCCAGATCAATCTGAGCCAGGTGCATCTTTTCGGAATGCTCCTCAAAAAGATCAGCCAGTCTCTCTTTTATTTTAATCGCTTTCATGGTGCTGGGAGCGAGTCTCCCCGGTGGTCGCCCAGCGCCTGGACGTGCTCCGCCTTTAGGCATAATGCATGATTAGATAGATAACTCCCAGGAGCGCGGTTAAGGCCAGCCAGACTAAGGCCGTGAATTGAAGCTCATCCTCCACCAAAAATCCTATAAATGAAAACGTCACGCCTATCAATCCGACCAGGATCAAGACTGTTAAAATGATGAGAACCATATCATTTCCATGCGGTGTTTAACCCTAAGCGCTCATCTTCCTTAAACATATCCAGGAGTCCCTCCCGATAAGAAAACTTAGCCTTGAATTTTAACATCCGCTCCGCCTTACTGATATCGAACACAAATTTAGAAGGATCAACCGTCCGGCCTTCTTTGACTTCAATCTTACCTGTGTATCCGGCCAGTTCGCAGAGAATCCTGCCGGCTTCCTCAGCCGACAGTTCTTCACCGGTGCCGATATTATAAATCTGATTCCAGCTGTCCCAGGTGGCTAAGAGAGCCAGACAGTTCGCCTCGGCCACATCTTTGATATAAGTAAAATCATTGACCTGTTTGCCGCCATAGAGAACCGGGGCCAGTCCTCGGTTGATGCGTTCCAGGAACCCTCCAATCAGTCCATGAAGACGCTTTTCCCGTCCATAGAGATGGGCATAACGGAGCACGATATGAGGCGTATTTTTCCTGACGAAAAGCTCCCCCAGGTATTTTGTACATCCATAGACAGAGTTACCCCTGCCCTGGAACTCCTCAGTGATCGGCGGTTCTTCCATGATCGGCATACAGACCGATCCCGTCGAGGCATAAACCAGCGGCACATGCAGCTTGGCGCAAGCCTCCGCCACATTCTTAGTCCCCGTCACATTCGTTTCAAAAGCCAGCTCAGGATTCTTGTCGGCTTCCGCAAATCTAGAGATGGCGGCGAGGTGCAACGCCCGATCCGGCCCGACTCTTTCGAGCTCCTTAAAGACCTGGGATTTATCGCGGATGTCCTGACGGTTCATGATATCAAAACCAAAGACTTCGTGATTTCTGTCTGCCAGCAATTTGGCAGTTTCAGTCCCCACAAAACCCTGGTCTCCGAAGATCATTATTTTCATAAAGTCGCCAGATAGTTTTTTAGCATCTTCTCCAGTTCCCTGAAAGCATCAAGAGTCTGATCAATCCCCGTGACTCCTTCACGGTATTCGGAGGTTGGTTTCGATCCCAGGACTTCAAGATCAAGCGCCTTGATCTGCTCCCTGAGTTTCTTGATGTCATCTTCCATTCTGATCTTCTCATCGTCCAGACGGGCGATCTCGCCTTTCTCCATGGTCGGATTTTCCTTTTGCTCTTTGATCTGACCGTTCAAAACCTCCAGCCGGGTCTGCTGTAAAGTATAGTTTTGTCTGACTTCCTCCCTGATCTCCTGAGTTTTATACTTCTTAAACTTATAGTCTTCCAGATGTTTTTTTACACCGGTTAACTTTCCCCAAAAGTAACGATAGCGCCAGCGAGTGCAGTATTTAATAAAATTCATAAATCAATTATACCATTATTTAGGAACCCGTGCCGTAATCACATAGCCGTAGTTTCGCCAGGGATCACCTCCAGGCCAGTCCTGTTCTTTTAACTTGTACATAAAAATGTCATAAAAACCCTCAGATTCAAGGAGTTTTATATAATTATGAGCATGATAGCCGCGGCTTAATCGGAGTTTCCAGCGACGCCAGAGACTCTCATGGTGCAGTTCACAGAAGACCACGTGATTTCTGGCTATCCGTTTGATCTCACGCAGATGTTTCCTGATTTTAAGGGGGCCGACATAAAGAAGGCAGGCATCGGTGAGCGCCACGTCCGCGCTCTTGTCACTCATCATAATGTCGTCAGCCGGACAGACATTAAAGTGGCCCCCCTTAAAAATCTTTTCCGCAGCAAGAATAGCTTCAGCGCTTATATCTATGCCGCCAACCTGATGACCTGGGATTTGGCGCACAATGTTTACGAGATTCGGCCCCGTGGCACAGCCGATCTCAACCAATGAGTGCCAGGAAAAAGACTTAAGCGCTTCAATGATAATTTTCCGGTGAGGATGATTGAGGGCGGCCGGCGAGCTGTAGCCTTCAATCCAGTTTTTCCGGTGCTTCCAGTAGTTCCGGTGATTTTTTGTGGAGCTTAAAAAAAACATGATTTTATCTCCTTAGAAATTCATAAACTTTATTCCAGAGCTTCTCGCCAAAAATATATCTAATGCGTTTCTGAAACGGCTGAGGCAGACATCTTAATAAACGTTTTCTAAAACTATACTTTATTTTGAGCGGCGGAACCTCCGCAATTCCAAACCGCCGGAGGACTCTCTCTTTTTCCGCCGGCTCAACTTTCCTGGAGCTATAGGGATGATTGAAAGTGGTGCTTATGTTTTCACCGTGAATGCCCACCAAAAAGCCGCGATCTTCTATGATCCTATACTGCAAACAGTCGGCCACATATTCGTGAGACGGAAGCGGCGTACCGGCTCCGTATCTGTCAACCGGTCTCTTTAGGGCCGTAAAATTGGCATGTTTTAACGGATCAATAAATGTTTCCCGGTCAAACCTGATGGTATAAAAAGGCGGATTAGTCCTAGGGTCGTATTCTCGGAGTTCCTGAGTCGCATAGTGCATGATGTAGCCGCGGGAAAAGCCGACAGCCTGCAGGGATTCTGAGGCCGCGAATGTCTCCTGGATTAAAGCTACAGCCTCCCGGCTGTAAAGATCGTCGCTCGGCTGAATGGTCAGATAAACTTCTTCGCATTCACCGATTACATTCAGGAGTGTTCCCATGCTCCCATGCAAAGAGTCCATCAGTCTTTCGCGTGCCACACTGTCTGGATACTTATCATCATAGAAAGGGCAGCCGTGGAAAGTGTGCACAAACCGGAGGCCTAGGATTAGATCAAGACGTTTCATGAAATCCAGCACCAGGATGTTTGACTTCTCCTCCGGCCGCCAGGTAATCCAAACTATAAAGTTGAGTTGGCTCTGGCCAAGAAGCGACGGAATCACAAACTGTTCAAACACCTGGATACGATTCTTAAGCCAGCGGTTACCTCTAAAACCATTATAGAGTCCGAGACCGGTAAAGGGGACTAAGAGCAGATGAGTTATTTTCATACATTGCACTTAATAATAGTTTTGCCTGCGATGCACGGTAAAAATTCTGCCTGCATTCCTAATTGCTTAAAGACTTTCTGATAATCACGTCTAATCCTCAAGTCATAGAGACTGGCTGGCTGAGGAATCTTGCCCTGATCTCCATAAGCATCTTTGGTTTCATCATGGTACTCCGCGAGTATGATCTTTTGCTTGGCAATTCTAAGCATTTCTTTTATTACCGGGAATGGATCAGGTAT